TAGCAGAAGAGCTAGATATATAAAGAGTTGAAGCTGAACTTAAATATGAATATAAACCACCTTGAAGCCATACGGTTGCTAAAGTGGTATCTACAGCAGAATTAAAACCAAATTTGTGTACGGCTTCGTGAAAACCAATATGACCTCTTGCAACTTGAAGCTCAAAAGGTTCAGAAGTCCCAACTCTTGAGATTGATGAGACTTCTTGTGCCATTTTTTATGAATGAAAAACAGTAACGCGATCTATATTGGATAGTGTTGCATGAATACCGCTTTCAAATAATACTCCTTGATCTGGAATATTTAATGTTTCAGTATCGTCCGCATTACAAGGAGCAATAAATACTGTATCTCCTGAAGCAGAACCATCTCTAAAAGTAACGGTTCCATCAGCAGCTCCTCCTGCAATTACATACCCTCTTAATCTAGATCTACCGTTAACAAGACTAACGCCGCCAGTAGCGGCACTAGTTGTTGTTGCTGTTTTTACATCTGATCCAGTTAATCTACTAGACATAATTACCTTTCTATTAGTACATTGACATAATCAATTGTCATTGTTTTTGCAGCTGCAGCACCATTTTGTATACCGAAAGATACTGTTAATTCTTCGTCATCAGGAAGGTTTGTGTTTACAACACCAACTGGTTCTGCATTATTAATTGAATAATAAACCTTAGAAGCATCTGGATCAATATACCAAGCTACAGTTACAAAAGTATCGTCTTCCATAGTGTGAACGGCTGTTGTATCTGTTGATGTGCTATCTTTTTCAACGATAAAGTCTAAATTGGTATCACCATCGTCTTTGATAAAGAAAACTCCATCTGAGACTGCAAGTGGTGATGTGTCTGTTATTTGTAGACCCATCACAAAATCAGATTGTGTTGCATCAGAAACTTTAAATCTAGCTGAGAAATATGCTCTTTTGCTTGATGATAATTTAAATGACTCTCCTTTTAGATTGAAAAAGTCAGCATCGTTATCAGCGTCATCATTTGTTATAAGCAAAGCACCTCCAGCTTGAGATGTGACTGCCTCTGAAGCATCACCTGATCCTGCCTCTGTTGTAGTGATAGTCCAGTCACCTGAATTATAAGTCATAAAATCATTAAAATACCCATAATACGTCTGATCTGACGGATATGGTTGAAACATAGGTAAGTCTTTTTTAGACTTCGAAGCGACAGTATTACCTGCCCATAAAATTAAATTTTGAAAATGTGGGTTAGCCATTATGAACTCCTGTTTAAAAATGGAACGCTTAATTGCGCCTCATTAACTAACTATTAGATTTTATTATACAGCTTCTTTCAGTTCAACTGGTAAATTTTGTTCAGCTTCTTTTATTGAAGATAAGGAGTTAAATAGATCCTTGTATGATTTTTCAATAATTGGATCTTTACCATACGTTTGTATCAGCTCATCGCCAATCATTTCAATTAAGCATCTTGCTGCGAATAGTTTGTTATTAATTTCTTTTATTTTATTTTCTTGTGACATATTTCTAAACTCCTTTTTTTGCCGAATCTCATACTCTAATGAATTCTCTAAGTTTATCAACTTCTTTTCTAAATCAGAATACCTTGGCCATTCTCTTATTTGCTCAACGGTCCTTCCGCAGCCCTGACAACGATCGTGAAATGGAATATTTGTGGTCGTGCAGTTTCCTGTACAAGGATTCTCGCACAAACTTGATGAGGCTTGATCATGTAGTTTCATATTACCTCCAGTAACAAAGTAAATATACTACAGGTAGAAAATCAAGTCAAAAAAAAGGGAGGCCGAAGCCTCCCCGAAAAGAACACTTAATGCTTACGCACCTTGTGAACCGTCGACACATCTCCAGTTTGAGAATCCGAAAGAATATCTTTCTCTGGCTTTGTATCTCATGTTTCCTGTATCAAAATCACCTTCTAGTGAAGTTGAAAGAGGAGATCTGACAAAATGCTTAAAGCCATCAGGCACATCAGTTTTAATGAAGAAAGCATCTGGGTCATTGAGGTAATGGTTTACCACATAACCGTCAGGAAGCATTCCTTGATTTCTGATTGAGTTGATGTCGTTGTCAGAAGTACCAACTCTACCTGGAGTATTCATTAATCTATCAGCCACAAACTGAAGTTGTGGTGGAACGATTAATTTCTGCCCCTGTAAAGCAATACTTAGTCCTCTATCATCAGTCTGAGTAGAAATTCTGATTAAGGTATCTTCTAACGAAGTTTCATTCAAGTCAGCAAATGTGCTTGCTCTGTTTGAACCACTCCCGCCACTTGATAGTGGGTGTGATAGAGAGATCAAAGGTTGACCATCGCCACCTGGGAATGATGTTGAGAAAGCATTATTAAGAATACTTGCAGCTTTGATCTGCTTGGTATTAGCCATACTTCTAGCTAGTGCTTTGGTATATCTTGAACCAAGTCTGTCATACAAGTTATCTTCAACTGCTTCTTCAGTTAAAGCAAAAGCAAGAGCAATTGTTTCATGCTCGTATCTTGCTGTAAATCCTTCGTTAGCATTATCAAATGCTACACCTTCACCTTCTGGCTTGACTGGTGCGTTACCGAAACCGACGATTAAGACTTCTTCTTCAAAAGCTCTATCTGAAGACTCTTCTTCGAAAATTTCAGCATGCTCATTATCGTAACGAGCATATTCCATACCAAACAAGGCATTAAGGCCAGGTTCTAATTCTTTTGCTAATTGCGCTCTATTTATAGCCATATTATTATCCTACCTTATTAAACACCAGCATCTGCTTCGTAAGCATGCTCATTAATCTTCACGATTACGTTTACGTTTGCTGCACCTAGTTCATTGTTTTCTGGATCTTTTGAAACCCCAACTAATCTGTAGTTAGCGGTTCCAGCTGTTGATGTTCCAGCAACCTCAGCTTTTGATTGTCCTGAGAATGATGATCCTGCAGTATATGAAATATCTACGTTAGCACCAATATCAGATCTGGACAAAGTACCAGCTGATTGAACTTCGTATAGGTTATACGGGTTATCTTCTACGAAAGCTACAATGTCACCTGTTGCTGTTTGAGCAGCAGGGAAATAAGAGTTATAAACTACCTCTTTGGAAACGGAATCTTTGTATTTACATCCTCTAAAGATACCTAGAATTTTAACGTCAGCTGCAGCATCGGCTACGTCGATGTAACCGCCAGCTAACATTTTTACAGGATCTCCAGAATAAATACCTTGAGTTGAACCAGATTCAATATTGTACTCGCTAACTTTGTTCAAGTTATCGCCAGACAAATTGCCTACTAGCTTAAACCCAAATGGATTATCTTTGTTTGCCATAATTATCCTTATTAAAAGTTAATCTAAAATTATTTACGTTTTCCTCCACCAAAGGTCACACTAGAAGTTCTTCTTGGTGCCATTATTGGAGAACGGCTATCAGATTCTTTCATGAGGTCGTTGTCTACCGCTTGTTGTGCAGTTTCTGTTCTGCCGCGATAGTAGGCGTTACGTTCGTTTCTTGTTTCCTCTGGAATCTTTGCCAAAAGTAAACCACCAATACTTACAACTCCTGCATGCTTACCGTCTTGAATAGATGGCAAATCAAAATTTTGTAGCTCTTCTGCTCGTACCAGTTCAAAACCTTCACGAGTTCTAGCCATTATATTTTTCTTGTCATCTTGGTTTAGAACTTCTGCTCTAATCCAACGATAAACGTAGCCTGGAGGTGCAGGCGGGGTTTCTAACATACTTGGGGGTGCCCAAGGTTTGCGTGCGCTACTAGCTTCACGAGTATCAGCAGAGCGGGACACTCTGTCATTAATAAATCTTCCCTTTGAATCTCTTTCCATTTTTTACCTTTTTACAAATTTTGCGTACTCACTTAGAGGTACGTTTAGTTTCTTTGCCATCTGAACTTCAGAAGGCGATAATCTTACTTGTTTCTTTCCACCTGAGACGTTGGTGTCAGCTCTTGCTGCCGAAGCAACTCTCTGTTGAGGTTTGCTTGTTTTAACGTCAAATTTATGTGGAAATTCTTGTTTTATCCTTTTATCAACCTCAGTATAATACTCATCGGATGTAGGATCAAATCCTTCATTCTCAACGAGATTACGATGAATGTTAAAAGCCGCTAATGTCATAGTCTCATCTTGTCCAAACCATTCATTTTTTTGTGCCCAATTTTGAGCTTTTGGATCTGGATCAGCTGGTGCCTGATATTGCGGTTGTGGTTGATAATTTTGATAGTTTTGTTCTTGTTGTTGACTTTGGTATTCAATTTGCGAACGAGAGGTTGCTATCTTATTTTCTTCAACAGCAATTTTAGCCAAAATATCTTGAGCTTGAGCTACCTTATCATAATCTGCATTTTCATGAGCCGCTTTTAGTGCAGCAGTAGCTTGTGCTCTTTGAGACTTAAGCCTGTTTTCAGCTTCTGATAAATATGATCTATCTAAGCTTGAACTTCTCTGTTGAAGTTTTTTGTTTTCTTCTTGCAGTTGATTCGCATATGTATATGCGGACTCACTTGCCCTCTCAGCCTCTCTCAGTCTGCGAGTTAAATTTGATATACGTTTTTGAACACGATCTGAATAATCCTCTAGCTCACCTTCTTCTTGTTCAGAAGATTCGGCTACTTTTTCTTCAGGCCGTTCACTTTCTTGAGGTTCAGAACTTTCTTCAGGAGAGTCAATCTCAACGACCTCACCCTCTTCAATTAGTTCTTCCTTTTTAGCTTCTTCTGCCATAAGTACTCCTATACTGCAACGATATCGGTAGGATCCTGTATAGTCGCAATCACCTCGTCATCATTAATGATTCTGCATTCAGCATCATCACCTAATTTGAATCTGGCGCCTGCGTATCGACCTATCAATACCCATTGTTTTTCTTCACACCAGCTCTTTCCTCCAAACTTGTCATCTTTATAACAGAGCGGCCCCATTTTAACAACGTATGCACATACGGTTGCTAGGGTCTCCCTATCAATTGTGTTCTGTACTAAATGAATGCCGCCTTTTGATACTCCTCTACCAGCAAAAGGTAAAATGAGAATACGCCATCCAGTTGGTTGTGGCATTCTTTCTATAATTGATTTATCTAAAAGTGTTGGGTCCAACACACGTGATTCTTCAGGCACATACGCCTTGTCGATTTTATCGCCTGTATCTTTGTTTTGCTCTTCTACTTTTCTAGCAACGTGATCAGGAACTATCACCTTGTTCGTCGTCATCTTCTATAACTCTTCCTAGCAGCTCTCTAAGTTCAATTTCTACATCGACGAGAGAACTGTAACGTCCACGTAGAAACTCATATTGGCTCATATCTTTGACACCAGCCAATAATGTGTCTTGTATATCTTCTTTTCTTTGTTGAAGATGTTTTGTTAATTTATCCCGTAACCAAATAACCGACACTAATAAACTCCAGAGAATTTGGTACCTGATTCAGCTATACCAACACCCCTAGATTTACCTTTGCCCATTCCTGGTTTCGGATCTACACTTGCATCAAATTTTTCAACCTTGGCATAACTAACACTACCCTTATTGGAATAGCTATTTTTGTTGTTATGAACTTTAGGTTTTAAAAGCTTTGATACTTCTGTTCTTTTAATCATGTCCGTATTATTACACTATTTGTTATATTTGTTAATTAAATCTTGTATTTTCAATTGTTTTTGCATTTCCATACGATCTCTTGTTGTATCGTCTTTCAAACGTGCAATCTCTTCTTGAGTTTCAATTCTTTCACGATCTATTTCATCTTGTCGACGTGATTCATCTATTTTTCTTTGTTGATCAACAGCAAACTGTTGTTGTTCTTGTGCCAGTTCCTGACCTTTTAAAGCAAGCTCTTGTTTTCTAATTGTTACTAATGGATCTTCATCAGCAGGTGCACCTATTTGTTGTGT